TCATGTCGTTTTGTGCTGGGTATTTAACCTTAGGATAAGCACCGCCAATTAGTTTATAATCGTTGCTATCAATTTCATCTCCGTTATTATCGTATAAAGAAAGGAAATAAGTTACTGGACCAAATGGTAAATCAAAGTTTGCACCTTCATTACAAAACCACACCTCAACTTGACGAGGGATTAGGCTTAAATTAGTAATTTGTTCAATAGCCTCTCTTGCTTGAGTTATCATGCTTTCAATCAACGCATCTTCAGTAGATGTCGTTACTCTACAATACAATTTAGCCTCTGCAAGTGTAACTGGCTCTGTTACTGGAGCATTGTTAGAAAATTGGTAATCATTCCTATAACTGTACATATTCCCTTTTTTACAAATTTACATTAATTATAATAAAAAACCCCACCGATTAAGATGGGGTCTTTATTTTAGATGGATATATATTATCCTACGTTTCCTAAGTCAGCATAGATAGCAGATGTAGTCAACATTAAGTTGATGTCTTCGTAACACTCGATACGAGCAGTTACTAAGTTCTTTTGGAAGTTCTCGCCATTCTCATAAGAGAACTCGATAGCTAATCCTTCAACTTCTACTCTTTCGATGTAGTTATTGTCGATAATCAATACTTTGTCATCAGTTACCCAAGATGCAGATACTACTGGAACACCCCAGATAGTCATACCACCATTAGCGTTTACAATTACGCTACCGTTACCAGCATAGTAACCAGCATCGATAGTAGCTTTCAATAAACGACCCATTTGAGTTTGGCTTACTAAAGCGAAAGAAGGAACGAAGTTTGCAGTCTTTTGGTTACCGATGTAATCAACTAATTGCTTTAAATCGTTTGTTTCTGCAGTTGTAGTAGAACCAGTTGCAGCACCAGATACAGTACCGAAGAATGCAGCGTTCTCAGCCTTAAAGAAATCTCTTTGTAACATTCTTGGTAAAGTTTGAGTCATGAAAGGTAATGACTTTAACATTTGCTTAGAGAAAGTTGAGAAACCAGCTAAGTAGTCGTTTACAACTTTAACTTCTGTTAAAGAGTAGTTGTTCTCACCTTTATCAGAACCTTCTGTTTGGTTAGCAATGTTGTTAGTTAAACCAGCGTTCTCACGATAGTAAACATACAAACCAGTGCTTGAACGTACAGTAGGGATTAAATCTCTAAAGTTAATGCTTTGTGCTGGTTGGATAGCTGGATTAGGAGCATAAGTTGCTACTGAATCACCAGTTAAGTTACCAGATAAAGTCATTGTCTTAACATCAGATAAATCTAAACGGAACTTACCGTTAGACTTTAAAGACTTCTCCATTGCATCCATGTTACCATCTAATTTCTCCATGATAACTTCGTCAATGTACTTTACTTCTTTCTTAGCAGCTTTCTTTTGAGCAGCTAATTGAGAATCGATTTGCTTTTGTAACTCGTCTTTTACAACAGTTACAGATGCTTTTACCTCTTCGATAGAAGCACTTGTGTTAGCTTGAAAACCTTTAAGGTTCTCTGCCATTTCGTTAATTAAATTTTCCATTTTTTACTTTTTAAATAGATTGTTAAAATGATTGATTGCTTTCAATACGTCTTCATTACTTTTCTCCTCTACTACTGTTTCGGTCGGCTCAACTGATGGCTCGGGTTGAGTGATAGTTTCAACAATGTCAAGTTCTAATAATGCAGCTTGTATTTGTTTTATTTGAATCTCCATTAAAGCAAAAGTGTCATCTGTAAAGGTTCCACCTCTAAATGCCTTAATCAAGTTTTCTAAACGCAAAGATAAAGTCTCCTTGTTTTCTTTTAATTCACCCTTGAATCCAAGAGTTGGAGTTTCTGGGTTAGCACCCCAAAGAACCGCTGAACCTTCATACAGTTTTAATTCTGTAATTGTTCTAACTCCAGTCTTTTGGTCTACTGTACTTTTTAATGTAGTAAAACCGATTGAGTGTTGATTGATTAAACCAGCCTCGTAAAGTTTGATTGCATCTTCGCCACACTCTGTTTCGATTAAGTCAGTAACTGCAACAAGCATATCGCCTTCAACGTACAATTCTTTAGGCTTACCTAAAGTATGTGCCATATCGGCTTTATGGTCTACTAATGACCAAATCATATTCTTGCCCTCTGGTCCTCTTTCTTTTATTGTTTTTGTAAACGCTTCAGCTACGATAATATCGCCATCTAAATCTACGTTTCCTAAACGAGACCAACACGCTTTTACTGTTCTTGTTTCTGGGGTGATGTCTAATATCATTTCATCATAACCCTTTTGCTCGATTTTACTCATAAAACAAAGTTATTATATTTTTTATTATTGCAATGCATCCGCTACTAAGTTTCCAATTGTCATTCCTATTACGTTTCCAAGTAAACCCCAAATTACTCCAGCATCTCCTTTTGGCGGATTGTTTTGTAGTGTTTGTAATTTACCATCGCTACCTCTTACTGCCTCATATCCTAAGGTACATCTGCAATTACATACGTTAGCAGCACGAGCAGTTGAATCGCCTGGATGTAACATATAATCTACAAATGTTTTACCCTTAACCATAAACTTTTCATCCATAGGAACTGTTACTCCGTCCATGTGTAAATGGTCAGCACTATCTCTTGGTATTCTACGAGTTCTGTTATCTCTTGTCGCTATCCATTCTTTAACAGTTACTAAGCCAGTAGACATTGCACCAACCATTGAGCCAGTATTTGCTGCTCTTGATGTTTCAGTTCTTGCTATAAGTTCTGCTCTATAATCTGTAATACCAGATACTCTAAGCATAGGGATTAGTTCGCTTATAGATAAGTTTTGTCTTGCTCCTTGTAATAAGAAGTTTCTTATTTGTTCCTTTGTAGTGTCAGTAATGTCGGATGCTAATTGGTCTAATCCTTTAGTTTCTAAGTATTGTAAAATAACATAAGCAAATAGGTCTGTCTTAGCTGACTTTTGCTCGAATGGTCCAGAATAGCCCTTTGTAGCCTTTTTAACGTCCTTTTCTGCTATTAATGCCATCTTTGTACCCAAAGCAACGTGGAGTTGCTTAATGGTCTTTTTAAGGGCTTTATCGCTTATTGCGTCATAGTCTTGTGTACGGCAAAACGTATCTACTTGCTTTTGTAGTTCTTTCTTGAACTTAGGCGAGTACTGCTTTAATGCGTTTGCATAAAGTTTACAATAGTCTTGCCAAATCATTTACTCTGGTATTTGTAATGGTTGGAAATCGTCAGCTGATTGAAGTGAAGATGGAATGTAAAGTTTTTCCATTTCCGCCTCTGGTATGTAGTCTGGTATTTCAATTCCCATAATGTCCATTTTTTGCTTAGGAGCAATCCACCACGCTTTATCTAACCATTCTACTTGCTCGTTCTTGTTTGCCTCAAGTTCACCATAAATAGATGCATCAAAATCTACATAAATATCAGTTCCTTTATAGCCCCAGTCAGAATGTAGCTTTCTGTTGATGTTATCTCTAATACCAGTTAATAATGGTAACGCACAACGTAATGTCAAAGCCTTCTCGCCTTCTCTTTGGTTATTGTAAGTCTTGTTGTCGCTATCGTTTAATAATTGTGCCGGTACTCCGTAAATATTGCAAAGTGCTTTCATATCCCACTTCTCACTCTCAATAATGTCAAGTTCTACCGGACTTAATCCTATTTGTTTCCAATCTACTTTATATCCACTTACTGCAATAGAGTTAAAGTTACTTGCACCACCTTTCTCACTAACCGCCTTCTTTAATGCTTGTGCTTGTTGGCTTCCACTCATTGGGTCAAATCTATCATCGTTCATAAAAAGAACTCCAGCTGGACCTCCATTCTGAAAAGATGCAACCGCAGCAGTCTTGGCTTCGTTCGAACGAGTCAAGTTTTTCGCAGCAGCCATTAACGGAGATTGACCATATAATTGATTGCCAGTAGTATTCCATTGTGGGTTAAAGTATTTGTCTTGTAAAATTTCTTGTTTGCTAAAATCCCAAAGCGGTCCATAGTTTAATTGATAACCAGCTATCGTTGGAGGGAATCTTTGAATATCAGCTAAAATATACATATACTGTGCTGGTAAAACGTACAACTCATAAGGTTTGCCGTTATTGTTACCGCCTTCTATCATCTTAGCGTACACAAATGAATTACCAGTAACTAATTTGAAACCAGCCCAAGCCTCAATAAAATCTCCCCAAGTATCTTGCTCGTTAGGGTATTTTAATAATTCATTTAATCTACCATCGTTCTTATATAATTCAAATGCTTTGCTATGTAGCTTATGTACTTCTTTCCAGTTCTCAATTTTATCTGGTTGGCTCATTAAAGCCTTGTATTTTTTAGCAGCAACTTCATCTACTACCTTATAAACGTGCCATGGGGCTATCTTTGCTTTATCAGTAATTAACTTTACAATTGAATAAACTATATCGTTTGCTTGGTAACCATCGTTTACAAAGCTAATATTATCGCCACCTTGCCACGTTACTATCCCTTGTTGTATTGCTACTTGTCCGTTAAAAGGAATGTTAGGTAAAATAGTGTTTAGCTTCTGTTTTGTTTTCAAGAAGTCAAATAATCCCATTTGTGTATATTTTAGTCAAAGTTAAAGATTTTATATTAGAATACGCTTACTTGGAATTTAGGAGTGTATTCGAAAATCATCCTCATTGCTAAACAATCGCTAAAGTCTGGAGAACGACCTATCAAGGCTTTTACTTTATCCTTTGGCATTACTCCTTTTTTGCCATCGTTATCTACTGACTTTTGTTTGACTTGCTCTAACTCTTGTATAATCTTTTCTTTAGTTGTGCCACTTGCATTAATAAAGATTTTATTATCGTTCATTAACTCTGCTAACTTAAAGTAGCATTGTGATTTAAGGTTATCAAAGTTTTCCTTTTGTCTTGTTATAGGGTTTTCTAATGGAGAACTATTGTTCACAAAACCTTTGCACCTAAGTATATCTACAACACCACCTCCTACACCATCTTCATCGACTACTATTTGCGAGTTAGGTACTTGATGCTCTGCTTGGAATTGTTTTATAATTTCAGCCACCTCAACAACTGACTTCCCATTGTATTGATGAAGTTTAACACGAAACCCATCCCAAATACCAATAACAGTACTATCAGAGCCAAAACGTGCAACATCACAAGTAATATAGTGTGGACCAGAAGGTATGTAGCCGCTATTAAAAGAATCAAGAATCTTGTCATATTCGATTAGTATTGATGGGTCATTAGAGTATTCCCAGTTACCAAATAGCAAACGCTCCTTTGAAACTGTATCTAAGGTTAAAAGGTTTTCCTTATAGTGCTTTGAGATAAATGGGTTATCGTCAATAAGGGATGCAATAAATTGTTTGTTCTTCGCTATTGTGCCGTCTACTTGTGGTTTGTAAAACTCCGAGTATGTCCAGTTCTTAGCTGGGTTACAAGTGTAAAGTACTTTAGGGATTAGTTCGTTTTCGTCAAGCTGGTATCTTATCCTTGACTTGATAATGTTTCGTGCCTTATCTTCTATCTGGTTAGCCTCGTCTATAAATGCATCTGTAATCTCTAATGAACCCAACTCGTCAAAGTTAGGGTCGCTTGGGTAAGCATAAAGGTCTTTAAGTAGAATCACCGAGCCGTTAAATAATTCTATTTGGCTCATTTGTCCGTTATACTTATAATGTTTACCAGCTTCTAAGCCTTGCATCTTTGCCACTTGAAAGAATGAAACCAATGTAGTTTCTTTAAGTGTCTTTAGTACGGCTCTACCTATTAAGCCTCTTGTGTTTGGGTATTTTAGTCTTTGCTTTAACTGCCAGTAACATCCTAATGCAGTCTTGCCTCCTCCAGCACCACCGCCAAATAAAATCTCATTTGTGGTTTTATCTTCAAGTAAATCTAAGGCTATTGTTTGTTTTATTGATAATTCCATTATAGGCTGCCAGTATTTCCAACGTAAGTTTTTTTCTCCTCCCAAGTTATGTTCATACCACCGCTTACTTCTACCTCTGTTGATTGCTTAGGCTTACCTTCTAATCTATCTAAAATTATCTCATAGGCTTTAAGGTCGCCCTTTCTCGCCTTAGCTATAATCTGCATATCTAATTGTTCTGCTATGCTAAATTCCTCCTCCTCTCCAGTTACTGGGTTTCTAACCTTAGTAACTAATTCAAGTAAACGTAAAAGCCTTGTCTTGCTATTTTGTACTCCCTTAGGTTTACCAGCTGGATTGCCAGACACTCCTTTAGGAAATGGTTTAAGATTTTGTTCGTTTGCCATATCTCACTGAATTTTCATTGAATTACAAAGTTAGCCATTAAACCATTGCAACCAAATTTGATGTGCTATTTGAGCAGTCATAACAGGGGGAACTGACATGCCTATCAAATATTTAGGTCTTAAATCTTTAAAGTTATAGTCTAAAGGATAAGTTCCTATTTTACAAAAATCACTATTAGACAAAGAATTAGGTTTGTTATAATGGAAAATAGGGCTTGAATCAGTAGCTATAATTGTGTTACAAACTACATTAGGACTAATTTTATATGATCCAAAGTAATGCCCTTTAGGGTGAACCTTACTTAAACTACTACCTTCTGGGCATTTTTGCCATAATTCTAAAGATTCTCCAGTTATAGGCTTACCTGTTGATCCATCTTCAATTTCTTTATAAAGTACTGGTCTTTCGTTAAAGTCTAATCTTAAAGGTTTATAGTTAAGTTCTTTTTTATACCCTGTAAAGAATACTCTTTCTCTCCTTTGTGGAACTCCCATAGAAGCGCCATTTAATAGGAATATTTGTACTTTATAGCCTGCCTGTTCCATTGTTTGAACTATCTTCTTAGAATAAGCCTTAGCATTACCTAAAATAATACCTTTTACATTTTCTAATAAAAATACTTTAGGTTGTAGTTTTATAATTGTATTACAATATTCAAAGACTAAGTCATCTAAAGTTTGTACTGCTTGCCCTTCTCTAAATTGCTTTTCTTTACCCCAAGCCTTTTCTCTACTTCCTGCCATTGAAAATGTTGAACAAGGAGGACTTCCATCTAATAAGTCTAAATTAAATAGTTCTTCTGGTAGATCAGTTCTTTTATTAAACTCCCTTATATCTTCATTAAATAAGTATTTAGGATTATGATTTGTCTTATAAATATCTGCTACTTGTGGATCAATTTCAACTCCTCCAAGATGGGTATATCCTGCTAATTTATAACCCATTGTAGAGCCACCACCACATATAAAAGTTCCAAATACTTTAAGATTGTTTTTTTCTATCCCTTTTGCTGGGTAACCATTTTCTAAATTCCATTTATAAGGGAACTTATGGTCATTAAATTCATATTTTATCATTAGTTATTAGTTTCCATATTGCTTGTTCAGGAGTAGAAGCTATTTTAGATAATGCTTCTTTTACTATGTAATATTCTTCTTCAGTATATTTTAGATTAATTGACATTGAATCAGTTACATCATCAAGACTTAGTTCTTTATTTAGGTCTGCAAATGTATCTGTTTGAAAGTTTGGTATATCTAATCCCCATTCTGTTAAAAGTTTCTCATCCCAATTATTAGCTAAATCATCATAATCCCACTCGCCATATCCTACGTTATCCTTTACAATAAACTCTTTCTTTTGTAAATCCGTAAGGTATTTAGCTTGTACTACTGGTACATCTGTTAGCCCAGCTTCAATACACGCTTTTAATCTCATGTTGCCCCCAAGTACAACATTATTCTCATCTATTACAATAGGTCTAAGTTCCAACATTTGGGGGAAGGACTTAATAGACTCAACAAGTTGCTTGAACTTATGGTCTTTAATAATTCTTGGGTTTTCTGGGTTCGGTTTGATTTGTGATATTAGCATCTGCCTTGTCTATTATATGGTTTTACTGGTTTATCTTTTGGACCAGATGTCTTTTTAGCTTTGCCGCCTTTTCTACGACCAAAACTTACTTTATTTGAGTTATTTGCCTTCGCCATATTTTTCTATTAATTCGTTTAATTCAGTTCTTGACCATTTGTAAACCTTAACTCTTGTTGCTATTGTCTCTAATCCTTTAACCGCTTGTTCACCCAACTTGTTTACTAAGCCTATTCTATACATAGCTTGGTTTCCGTGCTTATACATATTGCACCCAGCACATTGTAAGTTGATATTCCATTCGTTAAATCTTAAAGCTGAATATCCTTTGACTGGAAAATAATGCCCAGCTTGATTTGCATTTTGACTTCCGCAAGATATACAAGGCAAACCTTCATCTCTTTTGCGAACGTATGCGTTAATCACCTTTTGTGTTTTTTCTAATAGCTTAGGTAATGGAGTTAATGCCATAAGACAAAGTTAGGGGTTATGTAGCCTAAAAACAACAGTTCGACCATTAACCTCAAATCGCTTCTTTTTTAATGGGCTTAATCCTTGTCTTAAAGCATACTCATTAACTTTAGTTGTTCTTACTGCATAAGCTATGCTTTTAAATACGGTAACTTCTTTTGTTTCTATGTCAATCATTTTTATCGGTCTCGCATTTTCAGTTCCACTTGCTATCATTTTCTCCATCGTTTAAATTCAAAATAAAGGTTTGCAGTTGTTATTAAAAGTAGTGCTAAAGGAACACTAATAAAGAAAAATTTAATCCATTTCATAGTTTAAAGTTTAATGCCCAGCCGTTTACATAACCAACACCCATTTGTTAATTAATATATTTAAGCTGGGCAATTATTTAGATAAGTTTTTTAAATAGTCATTCATTGCGTTTCGGTTAGCCTCTTTGTCGGTATCATTTGACATTCGGTTAGTATCGCCCATAGACTTAAATTGTGCGTGTGCCTCCTCTTTAGCATTAACATACGCTTGATGCCTTTGTTCACGATATACCTCTAACATCTCAAAAAATGTAGGCATATCCATTCTATCATAAACTTTGCCGTATTTAAACTTAGGCAAACCATCTAAGAATAACATAATGTCCTCAATAGCCAAATTATCTTCTTCAGCCGTTTCAATTAAAGCCAAACTTAAATCATAAATCTGCTCTGTATTCATTCCCACTCTTAAATTAAAATTTAAAAGAGTTCTTGTTATTTGCTTACCTAATACAGTTGCTATTTTATCGTTTCCATAAATTTTAGCTATTTGTGGCAATCGTTGGTCTTTAGGTATGTTTTGCATTACCGACAAATGATTTGGTTCTCCCTTTTCTTTGTATCGGCACATTTGATTGTGTACCTCTCCAGTACTACCAACCGCCATTGCGTTTAAAAGCAGTTTGGATAAACTGTTCTTCGGTAGCGTGGCTAATTCTTGATTTTGTTTGATTATTTGCATTTGGCTTATAATTTTTGTCAATAAAAGTTCCTTTTGTCATATCCTTTGCCATCCAATTTTTTGCGGTGGCAATCCAATCCCTTTTTTTGTTTCCAGTAGAATCTGACCAATTTTTTATAACCTCGTGATAGTAGGTAAAATTAGCACCTTCATATTGAGTACCCAAAAAACTTGACTCAAATATTTTTATATCGTTATAAATACTTTCACTAAAAAGCGTGAGTGCCTTACTTTTACTTTCCTTTGTTTTATTTTCTTTGTTTTCCTTTCCTTTTATTTCCTTTTCTTTCCTTTCCTTTGCATTAGCCTCCCCAATAGCACCCCTATTAGCCCACCTATTAGCCGCCCCATTTTTGCCGCTTTCACTTAGCTTTAATCTAAGTTGTAAATGGTCCTCTAAGCGTTCGGAATAAAACTCTCCTTGTTCAATCTTAAATAGGTCAAAATTGTGTACTACTCCATTAACTTTAACATCTGTTGATTGCATTTGCATTGTTAAAACTGGAATTAATTCTAAAGGTAAACGACCTCCAGCGTTGGCTAATTGCTCAATGAGAAACCAATAAATTCCGTAACCTTCCATACCAAGTTGATGCCTAAGAAATAAAATCTTAGTATCATTAGCCGCATTGTAATCATGGCTAAAATAAAAACTATTATTTTTCATAAATAAAAAGGCTCTCGGCATCCCCCCCAGTAGGATTAGGGGTTCAGCTTTGAGCCAATAAGTTTAATAATGGATATCCTACATCCGTTACAAATATACTATACTAACCTATACTTAGCAAATTGCTTTTTACCATTGTGTTCTATTTCAGTTACAATTTTTAAACCTTCCTCTTTTAGTTTGTAAATAACCGCTGCTAATCTAAAGCAACCAAATTTATTTAGTGCTTGAATTGGGGTAATTGTCTTTCTGCTTAATAGATACTTTTTGATTTGTTCTTTTTGAGTTTTCATAGTTGTTAATTTTTTGTTAATGTTTTAAAATGGCATATTATCGTGGTCTTCTTGTTCTTGTTTGTTTGTATTTGCGTATTCTTTTTTAGCATCGAATTTATATTCTTTGCCTCTTCCGCAATACTCTTTTTTCTTCTTTTCTGCTCGTTCTTCTTGAGTTTGATTATTCCAAACGGTAACTGTATTTCCTTTATCATCTGGTTCTTTAAGATAATCTACTGCAATGTTTGCGTAATGTTTTACTCCAGATTTAGTTTGTACTGGTTTCCATTTAATGTCTTCTTGACAAATGTTTAATACTTTCATTTTAATTGTTTTTATTGATTTGTAATTCGTTTACTTGTTCTTCCGTCTTTTGGTCTTCTATAAGTTCTTCTTCGTCTTCTTCTTCCCAGTCGCAATGCTCTAAACAATCTGGGCATAAATCAATTTCTGGCATATCGGTATAAGCTCCGCAGCATGTTGAAAATGGCATAGTTTATTTTTTTATATTATTAATCGCATCCATAATACACAATAAAATTATAATTAAGCAAATCCATTTCATGATTTTAATTTGAGTATTCTTCAAATGTTTCAGTCCAGTCAGACATCCTAACTGAGATTTGTCTTTGTGGTGGAGTTGGTGGCACTAATAAATGTGGCATGTATTTAACTTTAAATTCCTTTAATGCTTCCTTAGCACCTAATAACTTTTGTTGAGTTAATCTGGCTTCGTGTGGTTTGCAAGTATCAAACTTATACTGCCAAAATTTAACATTTTCCCTTAAGCCTTCTAAAATTACTAAAGTATTCATTATAAGTTCTTTTTTGCGTTGGTAAATAATTCGTTTAACTGGTTCTCTTGAATCATAGTTATATTTAGTTCGTAAAGTTGCTTTAACTCTGTCAAACTTTCGCAAAAGTCAATAGCTACTATTAAATTATCTTGGGTTTCGTGTTTCTTAATGTAAGGTGCTTGTTCTTTGCTAAAGTCCATCTCCTCTGCTGGAGTAGCCTCAAAACCAGCTGCTTTCATTAACCAGCCTAAAAGCAATCTGTAAGCCTTTCCCTCTGCTCTTGTTTGAGCCATTGAGCATATAGCATACTCATCAAAGGTTCTTTTAGTGCGTTCTTTGTTAGAGCAAATAGCGTGTCCAATTGATACCACTTGATTGGTAGTAATATTTCGCACCTCACAAGTAGCCCAGTATTTAACCTCGTTTTCTTTGCTTAGGTCTTTTACTTCGGTAATAATTGGAATCAATCCAATTGCTGCTCCAGCGTAACCCCAGCCCTCAACGTTTACAAATTGTTTGCCTTGAATGTTTGTGCTTAGTTTTTTCTCTTTGATAAGACTTGCCAACTCATTTGATAGGCTTAAAAGACTATCTTTGTTAATAAGTTCGTAGGTCGGTCTAATCTGTTGTAGTTCTTGCATAGTATAGGTTTTTTGTTATTTAATAATTAAAAGTAAAACTAATTTGTGAATAAATCAAATAAATCTTTTAATATTTATCAAATCCTCTTTTAAATCGGTTTCGTACTTTAAAGACATAATATCCTTAATTGTTTCTAAGGCATGAATAACCGTAGTATGGTCTCGCCCAAACATATCGCCAATGGTATTTAGGGTAAAGTCTGTTTTCTCCCTAATATAATACATAGCTATCCATCTGGCTTTAACCAGTTCACGCTTTCGGCATTTGCCTCTAATATCCGAGTTAGACATACCATAGAAGGCAGCCACTTTCTCAATTACGCTATCCGCCATTTTGATTTGGCTTTTTAGCCCCGATTTTTCCTTCATTATAGGTTGGGTCCAGTAGTTCATTTAGTTTTTGTTTTAGTTCTTTAATTTGTTTTCTTAGCATCTCATTCTCTAATTCAAGAATCTGGTTCATCTTGATATAATAGCTTTTATTGTCTATGTAACTCATATTAAAAGTGTAATAGGTTTACTGGCAGCATAAAATCTTCGGTGATTTCGTACAAATCCAAGATTAAAAAATGATATGATTTTAAAATACGTTTTTGCACTTCATTCATTCTGGCTATCTTAATTAAAATATCTTCTTCTTTTTGCATTAAACGTATAGGCTCGTCATAAGTGCCTTTTCTCCATTTAGCTAAGTCTTTCTCGAATAGCGTTTGTCTTGCTTGTGCTGACTTTAATAGTTCTAATAAACAAGCTGCTCTTTTGTGGAGTACAAGTTGTTTTCCTTGATAAATTAGTTCCATAATTGTAGGTTTAAAGGTTTTCTACTAATGCGGTTAAGATAAATCCTATTAATACGATAATAAAAACGTACATAGGCTTAATTGAGTCTTGTTCGTACTTGTTCATGGTTTAAGGTTTTAAAGTGATGATAATTGAGTAACTCATGTTTGAGAAAGTAATACTTTCTACGGTAAACATAATGCGTTTAACTTCTTTGCCAAAGTTTGTAATAATGCTATCCCCTACTCTTGGTAGATGTGGAGCATTAAATACTTGTTGGTAGTCGATGCCGTCTTGGGCATAATAGATGGTTGTTTGCCAATTCATAAATAAGGTTTTTGTTTATGAAGTAAAGATATATACACATAAGTTATCCACCAAACTTATTTACATTTATTTTTAGGCTTTAGCATAATTTTAACACTTTGCTAAAGAATTTAGTAAACATAAAGTTTTCTAATAGTAAACTTATTAATCAAATGATATATAATTATATAACAAAAAAAGGGATGTAGAAACACCCCTCGAATAAACCTTAATTTACTATGCAATATGAATTAGTACAAATGTAATAAAAAACTCCCAGCTTTTTACACTGGGAGAAACCTAAGAACTATGAAAAAACAACAACACAAAGATACGACTCTATTTTGAGCCGTCTTGGAGCAAGTCTTTGTCGTGGTTATCTACCCTTCTATATCCTTCTTTCCATAGTATTTTAGTTAGGGCAACACTTTTACGCACTATTTCAGCCTCGCTATCCTCTGGGTTTAGCAAGTGCATGACTTCGTGTATTAATATCTCTAAATGCTTTTTACCTTTTAGCCTTGAATCAATAAGAATCTCGCCATCACTACAAGCGATGCCATGAGCCTTCTCTTTGCCCAGCTTTTTATATATAATTCTAATCTTAGGCATCTTTTAAAGCCGCCAAATCTGGGCGGTCTATTTCCTTAGGAGTGTACTTGTGTCCACCTCTAACTTTTGCTAACGCTTTTGTAATCTCTGCCTCGATTTGATGCACTTTAGTCAATTCATTAACTAATGCACTTTCTTGTTCTTCTAATGTCATTTTTGAAAATCCTTTAGGTAATTTATATGTTGCCATTTCTAATAATTAATAATTTTTTTAAATATATAGCGAAGTCTAATGCCTCCTCGTATGCATGGTTAAGCCATTGGTCTTGAGTTAAATCGTTTCTATCCATTGTAGTACCATAGGTCTCAAGCCCTTTTAGTTCTCTTGCGTTTATGTCGTTTATTACTTCTTGAGTTACTTGGCTCATTATTTATCGGTTTTTGTATGAAACTTCCCACAAACTTTACATCTCATTTGCACTTTTACGACCCCAGTTGCGGTTGTTCTTGTGTTGTTTCTAACTATGTTTTCTCCATCTGCTCCACATTCTGGGCAAGATGCTCTTAAGCCTCCGTAAAGCACCCCATAATGAGATTTAGATGGTATATGGTTATTTAAGTGTTTAAATACCTTCTCAAGCAATATTACATCCTTTTTGCAGTATTTAAGCATATCATCCATAGCCTTTTTATCCTTATGTAACAAAATATCTTTCCAAAGGTTAAACTCTGTTTTAATCTTTTGTCCTATACCTAAAAAATCTGCTATGTAGTTTAATCTATTAGAGTTAAATCTAAACTTAGACCTTGCTATTTTTAAAGTATCTATTGTAATATAATTAGGAAACATTGGTATCCCATGAAATAAACATCTGGTTCTAATCCATGCCAAATCAAACTTATCTCCGTTATGTCCTACTAATTCGGTAGCAGTATTCGCTACTTGTATAAACTTCTCAAGCATCTTTTTATCGTTCTGCTTGGAATCCCAGTAAAGCCCTTCTACTTCTTTATCATCTTCCCACTTGTAACAAATGCAAATTATGGCTCGTTCTTTGACTATGTTTGAATAGTCAATATTCTTTTTGTATCCAGCTTCCCAGAATAGACCGATGTTTGGAGAGGTTTCTATGTCAAAGAATAGCCTTCTCCTTGTTGTTCTTTCAGCCATTATGTAGGTTTTTGTTTTTATGCCATGCTTGACCTTATCAAGTCCGCCTCGCTTTCTCGTCTAATCACCAAGCCGTCTAATCCTTTACCCTCCCATAATCTTTTGCTCTTTTCAATTTGCTCTGCTATCCCTTCATAGTCTTGCTTTGCCACCAACTCAACAATAGCCTTCATTTCTTTACGAGAATCACCTTCTATCTTTGAACCTCTGTTATATACCATAGAAACCAAAGCACCTCTAGTATCTTCATTTAAAGTATCTAATTGAGGGTATATTCTTTTAGTCATTGCGTAATACTTAGGAATTGATTTCTTAACGAAAACATCATAAGCTATATTGTACGGAATGATAACATTTAACACTTCGCCTTTCATCATTGACTTAACCACTTCACCCTTAACTCCACAAAATCTTTTCATTGCGTTTAAGAAGTTTAGGTTCAATGCTGACCAATCAGAAAACAAGTCCGCTTCTTTAGCATAACCCACATCATAGCCAAGCCCAATCGTAAGTCCAGACTCACCTCCAGCCCAAATTGGCTTTTGATATTTCTTCTCGTAAACCGCACGACCACCAACCTCATGTTGGATAATTAATTCTATGCTACGTTTGCTAATCATTGCTTTTATTTTTTCTTTTTTGCCAAGCCAAGATACCAGCTTGTTTCATTTTTAATCTTGTTTCTTCTGACATTTTAGTCCCTAATCTTAATTCTCTTAATTTTTGTTTTTGGTCTTCAGTCATAATTCTATTTTTCATTCTTTCACTTGTCTTTTGACGCATAGAATCTGGCATCTTTCTACCTTTATTTATTAAGCTAATCTTTTCTTTATACTCTTTTGTTTTTGTAAAAGACCTATCAAAATTACTATAATCCTTTAACTTATTAGCTTCTGCAATTTTTCTTTTAGCTTCTTCAGTATGTTTCCCACCAGCATTACCTTCTCCGCCATCGGATATATTTGTTAAAGAACCATTTTTATTTATCTTTTTCCCATATAAAGCAATAAACTCAATTTCTTTTTGTTTTGCTTCGTCTTTTGATAAATTATCCATAATTATTTCAACCTCATACTCACTAACATTAACTATTCTATTCCAATACTTATTTCTTGAATGTTTAGAAAATGCTCTTTTATAGTCAATATCCGAACCAATACCAATGTAAAATGGTTCGTTTTTATCCAGCCTAATATGCCTATAAACATATGCCATATTAAATCAAATGTTTAGCAAAGATACAAATACAAACAATCCAAACAACAATGCCAACGGCAAAGGCTCTTTTCTCGTTATTCGGCATCTTCTTTCTTTTTAAATATTTTCTCAACTGATGTTAAACCCAATGTTCCAAACGCTAACATAGCAACCGCCTCTACTAAAATAGCACTTGGTGCAGTATGCTCTTCACTAAATTGATTGTGATACATTGTAGCACACAAAGCAATAGTACATAATAACCCACAAAGTCTTTTCATGCTATATCTTCCGTTGTCTTCAGTAAAAAATTGTTTCATCTTATTGTAATTGATTGAATTGAAAAACTATTATGAAAATTAATAGAATCTTACTCCAAGCGTGTAACTTATCTATTTTTTTTTGGTTTTCTTCCCAGTCTTGATATAAAGACTTGTTAAGTGAGTATTTATACTTCCAATTATAGAAGCTATCTTTTTGAGCAGATATTGTATTGAATATAGAGTCATATTTAACGTTTTTAATCTTTAAGTTTTCTTTTAGTAAACTTATTGTATCGTTGTATTTACTATACAATTTGTTTATTTCTTCGCCTTGCTCAACTGACATTATAATAACTGAATCACCCTTGTAAAACCTTTTAATAGGGTATTGGGAGTAACTTAAATGGCACAATAGAATCAGTACTAACACTATCCAGCTTTGCTTTTGTTTCATTTAATTCCTCCTTTAGTTCTTTTATTGTCGTTACGGCTTCGGTTACTATTTGTTTTTGTTTTTTGTCTGCTTTATCTTGAACCTTTATAGTTAGTTCAATGTTCTGGTTAATCTTGCCTAAAAGTTTCTCTAACTCAATGTCTTCTTTTATTGTTTCGCTTGGACTTTGAGCCGTAACTCCACATCCAGCCAAAAAGACTAATAAAAGCCACCTCATTATTTTAAACCTTTAATTGCTCCTAATTCAGCCAAAGTAGAAAGTTTAGTAGTAGAAACCGCTGATAAACTATCTGACTTTCTTAAGGCATCACTAACCACATCAACCCTATGCTCTAACTTTTCTATGCGTACATCTTGGCTTTTTGCTTGGTCTTGGAACGTAGAACGAATGTCTACATACAAAGCACCGATGGCACCCATTACGATAAATAAAGTTCCGACAACTGGGTTCTTTGCAAACTCCTTAAATTTTATTGGTAGCATATTAAAACTTTTTATAATAACCTAAACTATAATTGTTTGTTGTAGCGTTTAACAAAAATAAGCCTTTTTTTGGGGTATAATATCCCAAGCCAAGCCCTAACCCTAATTTATTGTCAAATGCCCTTAAATCGGTTAAAAAGCCTAAATAAATGGCACTCTTATCCTTTTTGGTTATAGTTGTAGTATTGTAAATCGTTTTATAGGCAATTTCAGCCTTAAATAGCCTTGATTGTATCTTGTTTTGGGAAATAGAATCTTGTATGTAAAACTTACTTGAATCTTGGGTTATTGTATCCTTGTAAACCCTTGTAGCGTAGTAATCGCTTAAAACTTGTATAGTGTCGTGTATGAAGATAGAATCTTCTAAAACTCGGTAAATCTCAAATGGAATGTCTTTGCCCTTTTTGTATTTTACTATTGTATCGGTAGAATAAATAGTATCTATTTGTGTAACTATGATTGGCTTGTCGCCTATGTACTTTGACTTATCAAAGATGAAGAATATCAATACTGCTATTAGCAATGTAATAACAACTGATTTCACTACTTTTTCTTTTTAGTCTGCTTGTAGATTGCGATACATCCAGAGATAGTACCAACCAATGCTGCCGTAAACTGAACGACTGGAACAAAGTTGCCAAAGCTAATTAAAGCACCAGAGATGCTTAACAATATACTTAGAATCGGTTGGTTACTATCGTGATGGTGCATTTTAGTCAGCTTTTACTTCTTCTTTAGGTGCTTGTTCTTGAGCAGCCTTTTGTAAGATGTTTAAAATAGGTTGAGCATACTTAAATGGAGTTTCCAATAAGATAGCTTCTAACTGTTGTAATTGTTCGTTGCTTAATGTCATATGATTATTTTTTACAAATTTAGGATTTATTCTCTAATTAGCCACAATGTAAAGTTGCTGCTATTAAATAACTTCCATCAGGGTAAGTTTCTATTTTTTGAGTAGATACTACTTTAGCTATTGTGGATGAACGCATAATATCATCTGATTGCACCTTAGCAGTTCCATCACCATTACTTTGTAATAAATCACCCATAGAAACTACTTCATTTGAATTAACTCTAATATACCCAGCACCTAAAGCAGCTACATACATATCGTTAAAATCATCCATATTATCCCAATCAAAAAATACTCCATATACATTTTTTGACTCAATGGTATCGCTTATTTTTATTTTTGGTAGTCTGTCATTTATTTCTCCTTCCCATTTACATAATTCATCAATAGCCTCTAAGATAGTTCCTTTTAATATTTCTGGTTTTGAATTATCAGATAATTGAGACCAGTGGCTTCCCATAAAAGAATTATAGGAAACATCAGAACCATTAATTGTAATTGAGCCTTGTGTTGCATTTGCTGAATTAAAAAAACCAAACAATCCTTGTGAAGGTGTTGCAGATAATGCTTTTATACCAATTGGATAAGGACCATTTTCATCAGCAGCAGAAACTAATATTGCATTTGGTGGAGAGCCAGTTTGTCCTCCTATTTGAAATTGTCCAGTTTGTGTATTATTTGCAGCTTTAATAATTCTACCATCTGACTGAATACGCATTCTTTCGGTATCATTAGATACAATTCTTACATCGTGGTTTGATTGTGAACCAAAAGTAATATTACTATTCGTGCCTTCTGCATACATTAAACCTCTTATAGAGGATGTTGAATTAGTCAAGTACACAATTGCACTACCAGTTGAAGTTGCACCAGCTATATGTAAACTTGTATAACCAGTATAAGAAACGGGTGAACTTGTACCAATACCTACATTACCATTAGCAGCCACTCTTAATCTCTCTGCAAAAGTTCCACCATCTCTTGTATAAAAAGTTAAAGCAGCACTACCACTACCAGTTACTATTGCGTTTAATCCAGCTAATCCATCATTTGCAGTACCAGCACCCCCTAACTCTATACCAGCAAAAACATTAGCACCAGTATTAGAATTATACACTCTCATCACATTACCTCTTGATGTAGATGAATAAGCAGTAGAACTATTGATATATGCCTCAAATGGGAATGCAGTTCCTGGACTACCATTTACACCTAAGAAACCAGAAAATACCGCACTTGTACCATTCAATGCACCAGTCAATGTACCACCAGTTAAAGGTAGTAAGCTACTTGTAGCTACTCCACTATCAGTTAAAATATTCCCAGTTATATTAGCTATTGCCATTTTTAGAAAGGATTAGGTAAGACTACTGTCTTAGGGTTGATAATATTGTCTAATTGAATCGCTAACTCTGCATCTAAAGCAGGAACATCCGTACCTTGATTTAACCAGCTTTCTACAATCTCTTGAGTTAAGTCTTGGTAAGGTACAAACCCTTCCGTTGGAGGAGTTAATCCTACGCATACTGGAATTTGAGTTGATGTAGTACCATCTGTAATCATTCTAAATGCGTTCACTTGTATTACTACATCCGTTAGTCTGTCTATCATCTTTTGTGTTACCATTGCATCTTGTGGGATTACCCATAATGTATTTGTCATATTATATTATTTATACCATTGTTAAAGATTTCCAAGTACCACCACTATACACATACACACCCTCTGTACCATCTGTTTGATATACCATTAAGCCAGTCGCTGGAGATGCTATTGCAGCCCTTTGAGCAGCAGTCATTCTTGGAGGTAAGAAACCTTGAGTAGTTGAATCAATTTGAACTTTAGCAGAAGCGTTAATAGTTGTAGCACCTATTCCTACTTGTCCTGCCATATAGTTAGCAGCCGTTCCTGCCATATACAAGTTCCATCTGTTAGTACCACTTGGTATGTTACCGTAGAAGCCGTAGTTGTTTGTAGCACCAATTAATGTATTATCAACATAAAATCCTGCTTGTGAAGTTACAGTTGAACCCACTCCAAATGTTCCTTGTATTGCTCTATAATGGAATATAGTACCTGTTGTAAATGTAGCAGCTTGTGTTTGAGCATTTGTTGAATAATAATGTGCTTGATTTGTTACATCGCTTTGTACAATACCTTCATTTAATTGATTGTAAGATATTGTTGAACCAGTAATATTCTTAGATATTCTTAATCCATATTGTGTTAAAGTAGTAGCACCAATTCCAACACCACCACGAGAATCAATTCTCATAGCTTCTACCAAAGAAGTACCTGGAGTTAAAGAACGAGTAAAGAATGATAAGTATGCACCACCTAATGTCCCTGCTGCAAATGCACCTATTTCAGCGTATAATCCACTTGATTTTAGACTTGAATCTCTACCACCCCATTTAATTGTTCCAATATTTTCTCCTGCTGCTAAAGAACTATCATTTCTTAATAAGGTAATATCTCCACCATTAGCATTTGCAATAGTTAATTGTGATGAATCAACAGTTACAACAGTTATAATTAAACCACTTCCTGTACCACCTAATAAAGTATTTGATATTGTTAATGTATCACCTGCTTTGTAATTTATACCTGCCCAAGTTAAAGTAGCACTTGTTACTATTCCACCACTAACTACTATTGTAAATAAAGCAAAATCAGCAAAAGCACTTCCAGAAATAATTGAAGATGCTACATCTGTATAAGTTCCATCTACATAACCACTACCACCATTAGTAAGTGTTGTTGTTAAAATCGGACCACTTGAAACAAGATTACCTGAAACACCTATGCCTGTATTACCTGATAAAAAATTATCAGCAGTTCCATCCATATATAAGTTAAAGCGACCTGTACCTGAAGGGATAGCACCTCTAAATCCGTAGTTGTTTGTAGCACCAATTAAACTATTTTGAGCCCAAAAGCCTGTTTGATTTGTTACAACGCTACCAGCACCTAATGAAGCAGCTTGTCCTGCATCATAATGATAATAGTTTGTTAAAGTAAAAGATGCTGCGGCAGTTCTTAAAGTATTACTATATCCATAAGCATTACTTGTTACATCTGACTGAACAGTTCCGTCTTGTCTTATTGCATAAGAAGTTACTGCACCTGTTATACCCTTTTCACTTCTTAAACTATATCCTGTCAAACTTGTAGTACCAATCCCTAAACTTCCTGCAAGGTAATTGTTTGCAGTGCCATTCATGTAGAGATTCCAAGAGTTAGTTGCAGCAGCAAGATTACCTCTAAAACCATAATTGTTTGTAGCACCACTTAAAGTAGATTCTGCTAAAAAACCTGTTTGATTTGTTACAGAAGAACCTATACCTATTGTGCCTTGATTTGCATAATAATGAATTAAAGTAGGAAGTGTAAAACTTGAAGCAGCAGTTGCCACTTGAGTTGCATTGTAATAACTTGCAGTTGTTACATCTGATTGGACTACACCTCTATTAAAAATTCCATAACTTATTGTTGCTCCAGTTATTGTTTTGTCAACAACTAAACTACGCCCAGTTAAATTTGTAGAACCAATACCTAAAGCACCATTTACAAAACTATTAGAACCTAAACTAATTAAAGAGCCATCATCGGTAATATTACTATTACCTATTGCACTTGTACCAGTAAATTTAGGTAAAGTGTTTGTAGTACCAGTTCCAGTTACTGGGTTTGTTAAAACCGCTTGATATTGTGGAATATTTAAAGTTCCACTTGTGTATGTCGCAGCACCACTTGTACCAGTTGTAGTTAAAGTAATTGCGTTTTGTGCTCTCGTATTTGTAAAGTAAAGATTTGTAGAACCTTCACTAATGTTATCAGTAGTTAAACTAACTGCACCAGTAAACCCATTTACAGAACTTACTGCATCTGTGTTATCTACTTTTTGCCATGCAGTTCCATCATATATCGCCCAGTCTCCTACTTTCCAATCCGTAATGCCGTTTAAGTTAGTAGAACCTGCAACATTTACGATATAGTAATAACCTTTAGTACCAACACTTGATGTTAAGGTAGGAGTATTTGTAGATGCGTTCCATACACTTTGATAGATAGAACCACCAATCAATCCGTTGATTTGATTTTGTACTTTACCAAAAGCATCTAAGATAGAATCAGTAGCACTTACGCTACCGCCAGTTACATTTAATCCAGTAAGTACTTTTCCAATTACTGCACTATTCGTTAAAGTAACTGAAGCTGAACCCGGTCCACTTGCAGTAGCCTCACCAGTTAAAGCAGTAATGTAGTTACCAGCAGCTTGTTTATTGTTAAAGGTATTCCAATCAGTACTTGAAAGGTAACCATCTGTTGTAGTATTAGCTTGACTAATAGAGATAGCGTTTGATGCTATGCTTAAAGGTGCAGATGCACTTGTGATTCTATTAGTATAAGCAGTATCCCAGTTCGTTTGAGAACCAGTAGTAGGTATGCCATAACCAGCAGATGTACTAAGCACACCTGTTGTGTTATCGTAGTCAAGTCCAGTTACTGTTTCACTAATCGCTGCTCTTGCACGAGTATTAGTAAAGTATAAGTTTGTACCCTCTGTTACTTGTGTTGTTGTATAATCACCACTTTGAGCAGTTACGACACCAGTTCTACCAAACACCGAAGTAACCGCATCAGTATTATCATCAGTCCAAGATGCAGTTATTGTTCCTCCGTCTTGTTGGTTAAGCGTTAAAGTCTTTGTTGTTGTACCAGTAACACCAGCAGAAATGATTGAATCATTGTAAGCAGTATTCCAAGTAGCTTGACTTGCCGTTGTAGGTATTCCGTAGCCAGTTGTAGTGCTTAAAACACCAGTTGTAGAGTTATAGTCTAAACCAGTTACACTCTCGCTAAAAGCAGCCCTTGAACGAGCATCTGTATAGTAAAGGTTAGTACCCTCTGCTATGTTAGTCGTAGTACCAGCAGTCTTAGTCCATAAGTCAGTAGCAGCTACATATTGTAAAATATCTCCGTTATTAGGATTTTGAGCAGAAACATCATGTAACTCATCCATCTCATATCCATTCTGTATTCTTACCTCTACTACTCCTTGAGTAGGATGTGAACGAACTACTATACCAACATACACTAAATGAATTGGTGCGTAAGGCTTAGTTGATGTCCACGCACCAGCATTTGTACCACTTAAATAAAGTTGAGTACCTACTGGGTATGCTTGAGTATCTAAATTGTTTAAAGAACCTAATACTACTACATAACCATTATTCATGTTAGTAATATCAAATTGCACTACTCCATATGTTTGAGCAGATGTAGCATCTCCACTTGCAATAGCTTTAGTAACAGTTGGCAAGTTGCCTTGACCACCATTAATATAAACTACTGTTCCCTTAGCTAAGGTTGCACCAGTTGAGTTATAAACTTCAGTTACAAGTCTTGTAGCCTCTGCATCATCCCAAGAAGCGGTTATAGTACCACCATCTTGTTGAGTTAAAGTAAGTGTTTTAGTTGCAAGACCAGTTACGGCTGCACTATTAATCTTATCATTATAAGCAGTAGTCCATAAAGATTGGTTAGCATCAGTTGGAATTGAATAACCACTCGCTAAACCTAAAGCTAATGTACCAGCAGTAGTAATTGGATTTCCGCTTATCGTAAGTCCAGTAGGAACACTCATGTTTACAGAGGTAACAGTACCCACATAAGTTTCGGTATTGTTCACCCAGCTTGTTCCGTTATAAACTAAGGCTTGACCAGTCAAAGGGTTAGTGATTGTTACTCCGCCTAATTGGGTCAAAGTATAATCTCCCTCTTGTGCTACTACGTTACCAACTCGACCAAATACAGAATAAACGTTATTAGGCAAAGGGTAGCCTCCTTGAGGAGCCTCAATAGTTACTACCGTTGTGTCTACGTTTATGTCTATTTGGTCTTGATTTATTGTTATCTCTGTACTCATTAGATTTGTGTTATATCTTGATAAACTATGAACGTTCCCCAAATATAAGTTTTCGTAAAGTCATCTGGGAATACTACTGTCATGTCATAAACATAGTTTCCAGCAGCTATTGTTATAGGATAATCTACCGTTATAAGATTATTATTTACCCCACCTATTGTTATGCCACCGCCAGTGCTATCTAATGTAGCAGAAACAGTTGTAGACTTTATGCTTGGTCTGATTTGAATTTCACAATAAGCACCAGTCAAATTGATAGCCACATCGTTTGCAAATAAAGCAAATGTTTGAGCCCAGTTATCATTTTTCCAAATTTGGATATTATACGTTGCTGGTCTTAAATCAGCACTATTGTTACAAGACATAATAAGATATTTTTACAAATTTACTAATTTACTTTAACAAGCAACTGGAGTATTATTTATAGTAGAGGTTGCCAAGTTAAATCTTGCTCTAAAACCAGCACCTGTAGTATTCCAAGTTCTAAAGTGTAAGAATAAACCACTATAGCCACTCATAGGGAATATCGTTGTCAATGTGTAATCTTCATAAAACACAGTTCCAGCAACAGGGGTTGCCGTATTAGTCCAAGCTATTGTGTAAATATCTAAAAATAAAGAACAAGCAGTTAGGGAAGATGTATCTCCATTTGAGGAAAGTTCCCATTTGTAAACACCTGTTATTGGGGTTAAGTCGGATTTAACAGGCAACTGATTTAGGGCTTTAGAAGTAATAGGATTAATAACCACATAAGCCTCAGCCTCGTTTCTTGTAACCATAAGGCTACCAGGAGGAGTAGATGATCCAGCTAATTGGAATACCCCAGTATTAACAGCATCCAAAAGGTTATTTCTGCTTATACATTGATTATTTGCTAGTCCTGCCCAACTCATGTTCTAATTTTTTTAGCTTATTTTCTAAGTATTGAATCTTGGCAACCATAACTTGATTGTACGCTACATTTAAAAAACCATCTTCTCCTTCTGACACAGCAGAAGGTATAACCTCAGATACCTCTTGTGCGTAATATCCTACCTCTTCCTTGCCATTTTTAACGTAAAGGTAGGCTTGTATATCACCGACATTTTGAGGGGCAAAATTCGCCTCTAATTGCGTTTTAAGACGCTTATCTGATGACTCAAAGAAACCTGTTGCCGTTAGGTTGCCTGATAGGGTTCCTCCAGTTAAAGGTAAGTAGGTGCTTGAAGCAGCAGAAGTGGTTAGGTAAGTACTATTGTCATATGACACACTTGTGCCACTAACCTTTACAAAACCAGTACCATTGAGTTGATTTTGCTTACCATTAAAGGTATTCCAATCTGTGCTACTCAGGAATCCATTAGAGCCTGAACCTGCCTGACTAATGCTGAATACACCAGTAGAACTATTATAGGATAAAGGAGCTGTAGCTGAAAAGAAACCAGCAGCTACATAGGTTGGTGTAAAGTTAATCCAACCGCCTGGAGTATATCTTAATAACTGACCATTAGAAGGACTTGTTATAGTCACATCTGTTAAATCTTCTAAAGCTGGTGCAGGTGGAGTTGACCACGTTAAATCACCTCTTAGATATTGGCTTGTTGTTCCTGTTCCTAAAGATTGTTGTTTGGCATCCCAATAGTTATAATCAGCAGCCGTAACATATCCTGCTGTTGTACTATTTGCAGCAAGTAAGGTATATCTACCAGTTGCACTATTATATGTCAATGCAGAGCCTACGTTAGCACTAAAAGCAGCCCTTGCTCTTGTATTTGTGTAATATAAATTTGTTGAACCCTCTGTAACTAAGTCTGTATTGTAATCACCACTAACTGCTACAACTGCTCCAGTACGACCAAAAACGGAAGTAACCGCACCAGCAGCAGCAGAGTAAATTGGAATATTCAAAACTCCAGTAGTACTATTATAAGTTGCCGCACCACTCGTTCCAGTAGTCGTTAATGATAACGCTGCCCCACCAGATGCCGATAATGTGTCTCCAGTTAATGTTAAACCAGAGCCAATTATTATTTTAAATAAATCTCCTAAGTTATCAGCCCCAGTAATTACATTACCAGAACCGCCCATAAAGGCAAGACTTGCAGACCCAGTTACTTGTAATTGATGTGCCATAATTAATTAAATAATCCTCTTACAAATTCATCAGCTTCTAATGCTCTACCAAAAGTCAATACACCAGTTAGTGTATTAAACTTTACTTGCTCACTTGTTGGAACACCACTTGTGATTATATTTCTTACATCTATTCCACCTCTTGATACATAAACACACTCTTTACCAATCATGTCAGCCCAAGTTATTGTAGTTTCGCCACCAGTTGCAGTATATTGTTTATTGTAAACTTGACCCTCTCTAATAATTACACCGCCTGGAGTTATTTGTGTTCCAGCAACTCCATAAGCACCGCTACCTTGTAATGTTACGCTATATGTTCCCACGTCTTTATAAGGTGCGTTTAATTGTAGGCTCGTTAAGTTACAAGTACCACTAATTACTACTAACCCATCAACACCGTTATCAATAGCAAAGTCAATTACAATCGGAGTTCTATCTAATTGTAAATCTAATAATGCTAAATAGTTGTATTGATTATTTAAGGCAACTAAACCATCACAAGTTACTTGCCAACTTGCTACATCGTTTTTATATTCTCTAAACCATGCAGAACTTTGAGATGTAACCTCCATTTGCTCAACATTTACACTAAAAGTGCAATTAGTAGAACAAGCAAAAGGTATGTCTTCGTAAGGAGTTACGGAAGTGTTCCTTTTGTATAAAATCATATTATTTCCTATAACTGCCATATGTCAAAGTTAATTTATTTAAAGTATTGTATGTAATTTATTGTTGCATCAATATCATCGTTACTAATTTCTAATAAAGTTCCGCTTATTGTATTTGCACCATAATTAATTGAACTATTGCCTAACATATAAGAATTAGTAGATACATTTATTTGTGCTGGGTCTGTATCAGTTGCCTTCAACATTTTAGATGCGTTTACAATTGGATAACTTGTATTTGTAGTTTCAAAGCTACTTAATGAACAATCTATGTTAATTATATTCTTACCATATGAGTTTATATATTGTCTCATTAGTAAATCAGTCATACTACTAAATAGCCCAGTTATGCCAAATCTATACCAGTTTAAAAGTGGACTACCATCTGATTTTAAGAACACACCAACAGATGTAGGGAACCCAGATATTCCCACATAGCCAAAAGGGATATCTACATCTTTAACGTATTCTTTATTATTATTTATGTAAGCAAAGTAATCTACTTTGTTATAGTCGTATTCAGCAGTTACTACAAATTGAGTTACAGTACAAGTATTACCTACTGAATTATTAAACTCTACTGTTAATTGACCACTTATAGGGCAAGGTAAAGTAGAGAAAGAAAACTCACCATTTGCTCCCTCTGGTATTGTATATCCAGAACTTGCAGTACTTTGCCAGTCTTTATTATTATTTAGGTAATATGTTGTTGTACCGTCAAATACAGTCATTGAAACATAACCTCTTGTACCACTTCCACCATTTAAAAATAACATTGAATAATTTAATACCGCATTAGCACTAATTTTAGGCATGAAGTTGTTAATCATTCTTGTATAACCACCTCCACCTCCTCTTACTAATGTTATTTGAGTATAAGACTCTGTTGCATTATTTACCAGAAAAAACGATGAACCAACTCCAACGTTAGTTACTGTCCAAGATTGCGGAGCAGATGTTAAATTAGGATATATTTTTAAATTACCATTATCAACTAAGTTTTTATCTTGATTAATTTCAATAGAAGTTTGTACTCTATTAAATCCTTTTAAGATAAGTTTAAACTGCTCATTGTTTATAAAATATAAACCGCTTGTATTACCAATGTATCCTTGTATTGTACTTGATGTATTTAAAGTACTTCCACTTGATACAACTGCTCCTAAGTAATTGTATTGTGTAAAGTAATTATTTGTATTTGCAAATTCGTTAATTGCTACAACCCACCATTTCCCACCAGCTTGGAATAGTCTACAACCAAAAGACTTTATTAATTTATTTAATACGTCAAAGCTATTCTCATAAGTATAGTCTTCGTTTTTAAAAGTTCTTATAGGTAAGAACGTTTGACTAAATGGCTCGTATTGTGTTCCATCTGCTCTATCATTCATATCAAGAGCAAAGTAGGAACAAACTGTCATCAAGTTAGGGTTAGTTGGAAAACTTAAAGAGTTTAAACAAGTTAAGATATAAGTTAATACACTTAACTGACTATTTGTTCTGTTACCAACACTATTAATATTTAAAGGAATATTTCTAAGCATCCCTAAACCATCGACACAATTAAAAGACAATTGCTTTCTGCCAGTTGAATAACTTATAGATACATTATCACTTAGAGTATATCCACACCATTCTAAGTCAGAGCCTAAATATAATTTGGCAAAATACTTTCTATCGTTTACAGTAACAAAGTCTGGAATGTTGGATAAGTTATCTGTAACGTCAATAGTACAAGACAATTCACTTGCATAGATTGCTTCATAAATATCATCACCGCTTGGAATATATTGTAAAGATATATCTACTCCAATATACTCTATTAAAGTAGGAGCAGATGGTAAATCTTCTTGTAAATACAAGTAAGCCGTTTTACTTGTTTTAGTAGCATATGTAATTTTGTATTTATCGTAGTATGCCATTATCCTCGTCTATATTTTAAAGATGTTTCGCTTCTATTCATTGCCAATACTAAATCTGTTCCTCTTAAAATAAACTCACCATTCCCACCGCCACCATTAGAAGCCATTGCTCCAGCGTTAAAAGTATTGTTCATTAAATTGCCTAATTTACTAAGTGGCATAACCGCTTCGCTTTCGTTCCCTTCTCCTACCATTGCAAATGTTGGCTTGGTTACAATTCCACCATCTGCAAGTCCTAAAAATCTTTTAAATACACCCTTAAACCCACCGAGAGATTCACTAACACCTTGCATTCCAGGAATCATATTTAATATTGCAGTAAATGCTGCGGCTTTAATTGCTGCAAAAGCAATTTGTTCAGCAATCCCAATAAATACATTTTTTAGAGCCTCACCAATTGACTGCCCTTGCTGCATCGCAGAAAATAAATTCATAAATGCATTTGCTGCATAATTTGACAAAGTATCTGCTAACTGAATATTTGCATCGGTTTGTTCTTTAGTAATTTGTATATCTAAAGCCTTTTGCTCATTAATTTTCTTTTGTTGCTCGTAAAATACACTTGTTTTACCTTGTAAATAATCTCCTAACTCCCCAGTCATTTGTTGTTTGCCAAATGCTGCTATATCTGCTTTTCTCTTTCTTTCTGCATTTGCTTTATCTTGTGCAGTTTGACCAGTAATATATTGAGCCGTCTTGCCTAATTCTTTTCTTAATCTAATAGCCTCTAATATTGCATTGTTTTCCTTTCTTAAATTAGAGGAAAACGTATCAGTTGTTTTTGTTATTTCTGTATTAAAGTTTTTTGTACGAGTAGCATATTTATCTTGCTCGTTTGCAGCTTCATTAAATTGTTTAGCTATGCCTTTAAATACTTCTTCTAATGTTTTAGCCTTACTACCTATCGCTTCTGCACCTAATATGTCAGTACCAGTTATTGCTGGTCCACCAGTTAATTTAGATAAAGCAAACGCACCTAATCCTTCACCCATAAACAAAGAACCCTTGTTTACATTTTGTGGTGCATTTTGTGCTTCTAATTGTTTAAACGCTTGTTCTGCTGCTTTTTGTAATGCAATTTGTGCAGCTGCTCTAAATAATGCAGCTTTTACATAACTTTCTTTATTATTTATAAATACTTTCTCGGCTTCGGCTATATCCTTTGTAGTTCCATAAACCTTGCCTAAACTATTGTTATATTGGTCTAATGCATCCTTTTTAGATAACGTGCCATTTCTAAATCTTTCAAACGCATTATTTACATTCTCAACTTCTACATACGCATTCGCAAATTCTTTTTTTGTTTGGCTAAATGCGTTATTGTATTCTTTTAAACTTTGTGAGCCACCAGTTACTTTGTTAAAGAAATCTCCAATCTCATCTCCAAAAGCCACTATTAATGATGTTGCCACACCAATTGCTAAGCCAATACCAGCTGGACCAGTTAATCCAGCAGCCATTGCTTTTAATGCTTGTGTACTACCTCCAGATTCTTTTTGTAAACGTTGGAATGACTCAAGTAATGGGTTAATGTTATTGGCTATACCCATAAAGCCATACGGAGCATCTTGAGCAACTCTTGACAAGTTTGATAGGGCTTGAGTTGCTTGGTTACCAACCTTACCAAAGTTTTGCATTTCCCCTTTAAGACCTTTAGATGCCTTAATAAAGTTTTGCAGATTATCTAATGCCTCTTTGGTATCAGCAGTTATAACGAGTTTTAATGTTTCTTGTGCCATCTTTAATTTTTAACTCCGTACATTTTTAAAGTCCTTGCTAATTCTTCATTTGTTAGCATTTTCTTTTCCTCTGCTGGTTGGTTATCGTCAATTTCTGGGATGTGCCAAAACGCTTTTAACGATTTGGGGCTTTTTTCCGAAGTGCTACTTAAATATACAATATAGGCGAGGTTTCGTGTCCTCGCCCATTCGTTTAACTCTTGTTTTTCCTTTCCCATTACAATAATAGAAAAGTCCTTCCAAGTCATCTCCCAAAACTCGCTTGGGCGTATATTACATTCAGCAGCCTTAACTAAAATATCATCCCAACTTAGTTTTATTAGACTTTTTTTTTGTCTTCTTTAGGAGTTCCACTTACGGTAGTAACAGTATTTTGTACTATGTATTTAAAATACTCCATTACTGGACCCTCTGTGTTAAATATCCCTCCTATTTCGTCTATCCAATCACATACATCATTTTCTGTGTATTCAATTGGTTCTTTCTTGCTATTACAAGCTGATTTATAACCAGCATAAATTAGCTTTATAATAACATCTAAGTCTAATACCTTTCCGCCTACTAATTCAAAATATTGGTCTATGGTAATGTTCATGTCTTTGCAGAACTCTCTCATTGCCCATGTACCCCATTTTAAATCTATTGTTTTGTTGTTTGTTTCAAATTGATGCATATTGGTTTTTTGTTTTTATTATTGTTCTGTTTGTGTTACTGGCGGTGCATAAACTACAAATGTTGCAGAAAACTTAACGTCATCTTTATCATCTGCATTTACGTCAAAGTTAGAAATCCAAACACTACCGCTATAAGTAATGTCTCCAGTTGTTGGAGTTGCTTTACCCATTTTCATAGCAAATACAGTTCTTGCAGCATGAGCAGCATATAATTGTTGGTAGCTATCTTTTGCTGGGCTTCCAGTTTCGTCAATTGCAAAACCTTCACATTGGAAAGATTGTGTAAATGATGGTCCAGGTTGGAATTCATCTCCACATTTAGAAGTTGCATCAATAGTGTTTACAGTTGATGTAAGTGAGTTTGATGTTAGACAAGCAACTGGCTTAAAAGTTGCGTTCCCATCAATGTCTGCAAGTAGGATATAATCTCTTGCTGATACTTTAGTTTCTGGCATTTTATTTAATTTTGAGTTATTATTATGTTATATGTTATAATCGTTCTAAATACATTATCCATTGGGTTTATTCCGTCTAAGTTTCTGATACTTGCCACACTTAAAGATGAACTATAAAAGCCATTTGCGAGTGTTATGTTAGTATCTGAATTTATAGCAGTCAAAACTAAATTGCTAATCGTTTCAGCACGTTTATAGCCAAAGTTAGCATTTTTTGTAACAATGTCCACATCAATAGATACACCATTTGTGTAACCAGATTTCCCTTGTTCTTGAGTTGATGTTCTTCCAGTCATTACAATATATTCATCACCAGCCCCCTCTGGTGCTATACCATCATAAACGATTAGACCACTTGCACTTGTTAAGTTGGTATAAAACCATTTCTTTATTTCTATATTAGGGTTAAGCATTTAATATCTTTTTTAGTTTTTCTATCAATTTAGGCTTTTCTTGCTCGTAAGCTGGTATTAAAAAAGGTTGTGGTCTAATACCATTTTTTAATATTTTAATAGCCAAAAACCTTGCTAATTTCTCGTCTTGTGATTGTTTTAGTTTACTTCCACCTTGCCTTCTACCACTCTTCACGCTATAAGTTCCAGCTAATCCCTTTCTTTTAACCCACAAAGTTAAAGCCTTAATCATATCATCTAAACTGCCACCTCTCTTGCCTTTAAACGTTGCAGCGTATTCTTCATACCCAGCTGGTATAGAAACCTTACCTCCAGTTCCAAATTCTACATATGCCCCATAAGACGCACCAACTTCTACATAGTGAGTTAATTTATCTTTTGATGTAGCGTGAATACTTTGTCTTAATGTACCCATATTTACTGGAGCCAGACGTTTTGCTATCTTTTCTATTCTTAATGTAGATGCAGATATTTCTTTAGCTAACTCTGTACTTACATTGTTTTCTATTTCTTTTAACTTTTTTTCAAGTCTTGGTATGCCAGATAAGTCTATTCCAAAGCCCATTATCTATAAATTACAAGTTCGTAAAATCTCTTTTGATTCTCTACATCCTTTACAGAATGTATAGTATATCTTGACCCTTCAACTTCTACCTCATAATTTTCGTTTATCGTAACTCCATATCTGATATAAAGCACTGCTCTTTGGTCAAATTGCAATTCCGACTCGTCTATCTCTCTTGCCTTATTATCTGGTCTTAAATCGCCCCAAACAGTGCTTTGTAGGGCAAATGTCGTTGTATATCCACCTTGCCCATCACTAACACGAGTAGGAGCATAAACCAATACTTGACGAGTCATTGTATTAGCATCAATATAATTAGCTTTTGCTTTACCTAATTTCATATTATAATATTGGCGAAGTTTTAGTCCATCTTTGACACGCTCTATATGTTTTCTCACAAATACCAGAGTTGCCGTCTAAACCTCTATTCTCGTAATCGTAACTTACTTGGTCTAATATTGCTATTTTAAGGTCTTGTGGGATACAGTCAAAACCAGCGTTATAAGTCGCTTTCATGTCGTTTTGTGCTGGGTATTTAACCTTAGGATAAGCACCGCCAATTAGTTTATAATCGTTGCTATCAATTTCATCTCCGTTATTATCGTATAAAGAAAGGAAATAAGTTACTGGACCAAATGGCAATTCAAAGTTTGCCCCTTCATTACAAAACCATACCTCTACTTGACGAGGGATTAGGCTTAAATTAGTAATTTGTTCAATAGCCTCTCTTGCTTGAGTTATCATGCTTTCAATCAACGCATCTTCA